TTTCAGGAGATAATTACTTTATTGCACATCCATCAGTTACAGTACCAATAACCGCTGCGTTCTCTGGAACATAGGCAACTCTCACAGTTACTGGTACAGTTATTAATGGAGCATCTTTCTCTGGAACAACCGCTACAATTACTGTATCGTAATTTTAATAAATGGAGGAAAAGGAGTATATGAATAAATATTCTTATATAACATTACTATCTGATGATAGTTATATATATGGAGTTATTTTATTAAATGAGAGTTTGAAGAGAGTTGAATCTAAATATCCATTAAAGGTATTAGTAACATCAAATGTTACATTACCAATTATTAATATTTTAGATTAGTTAAAATTAGAATATGAAATTATAGAGCCAATTAAATATGAACATATTATGGAATATAATAAAAAGGTTAATCCACTTATGGCTTAGGTTTGGGCGCTATGCCTATCAAAATTAAATATTTTTAAGATGACAGAAATAGATAAGTGGCTATTCTTAGATGCGGATATGATGATTATGAAGAATATAGATCATGTATTTGAATATCCGCATCTTACGAGCGCCCTTGATGGAGAATATTTTAATTTATGGCCTGGCTGGGATCATTTTAATAGTGGTGTTCTTCTAATCGAACCTAATCCTTAGGAATATGATAATATAATCAATTTTATAATGAACGACGCTCTAAATGAATCTTGGCGTGAAAAAGAATGTATTGCTGATCAAGAAATATTAAATCATTATTATAAAGATTGGGTAAATAAACCAGAACTACATCTTAATAAGTATTATGATATTTTTGCGCCTTATATTCAAGAAGAACAAATTGAAGATATAGATAAAAATTGCTATTTTATTCATTTTGTTGGACGTAAACCATGGCGTGCATTTCGTAAAATATCAGAAGAAACATATACTGAAAAATATTATGAAATCGCGCGAAAAATAATTGAAGAGGTAATTCAATAGATCAATTGGGATGAAGTTAGAAATCAAATTAAAATAACAATTTATAGCATCTGTAAAAATGAAAGGAAAAATATTCAAAAGTTTCTTGAATGTTTTACTGTTACAGATTATGTATGTATATTAGATACGGGTTCAACTGATGGAACATGGGAATATTTATAGGAAGCTCAACAATCCTATCCAAATTTAATTATAGATTAGAAAATAATAGAGCCATGGAGATATGATACTGCACGAAATCTTAGTCTAGAATTAGTACCAAAAGATACTACAATATTTTTTATGATGGATTTAGATGAAATTATAAAACAAAAAGATTGGACATTCTTAATTAAATCAAGTTGGGATCCATTATTTTCTCGTGGTTCATATTTATATCATAGAATAGTTGATGAAGAAACAGATACTCCTAAATTAACTTTCTATGAACATAGAATTCATAATTCTTCTTGGCATTATCAAGGAATAGTTCATGAATAGTTGTGTAATTATGGTGGCAATCGTGCGTTCTTCTCTGATGAATGTATAAATATTCCTATCGCTGTTTGGCATTATCCTTCTAATTTGAATAATAAAGGATATATATAGCTATGTGAACGCGCAGTAGATGAACAACCAGAAAACTGGTTAATGCATTTACAACTAGCAATAGAATATGAAGTTCATTTAGAATATGATAAAGCCATTGAAGAATATAAGAAAATAATTCTTGAGTAGGATTCATTAGAATCTATTGAACTTGGAAGATGCTATGCTAGTTTAGGAAGAATATTAAATTTAATTGGAAAAACTGAGGATGGTTTACTAGTATTAAAAAAGGGAAGAGAAATTGTTCCAGAATGTGGAGATAATTATTTTCTCGCGGCAGAAATTTATTATCAAAAAAGAGATTTTAATATAGTATATATACTTTGTCAAGAAGGTCTTGAAAAAGGAATTAATGGACAATGGTGTACTATAGTAGATAAAAATAGTTATCTTCCATTTTTATTATTAGGATTATCTTCATTTTATTTAAATAATAAAATTCTCGGTTTAGGGTATATGGCCCTCGCGCGAGAAAAAAATAATAATAATGAAATAAATAATCTTTTTAATTGGATGTTAAATGAAATTAATAGGAGGTGAGCATCATGGCCAATGGCTATGTAGATTAGATTACACTTCCAGACAATACTGCATATAATATAAGTCCTCCATTTGTAATTGGCACAGGTTCTACTGCAGGAACCTGGTTAGGACAATTAGATGGATTAACAGCATATTATGATGGTTTAATGATTATTTATAAACCATCTGTTGCAGGTAGTAGTACAACTACTCTTAATTTAAATAATATTGGTGCAAAAACTTGTTATTTAAACAATACAACTAAATTAACAACTCATTTTCCTAAAAATTAGCCAATTATTTTAATTTATTCAGCTGATATGAATAATGGCTGTTGGATGGCTAGTGATTATGATTATAATTCTAATACTAATACTCTATGGAGAACATTTAGAAGTGATTCTAATGTAGAACTACCAATTGCAGGTATCAATGCTTCTAATAGTACTTCTGCAACATATGTAGTAAATAGTTCAATCGGTGCTGGTAGCTATGCTGGTATGTATGGAGCTATTCCAAATACAACTGCAAACTTAGCTACAATTAATCCTTCTACAGGACATATAACAGTTCCAGGAGGAATTAGTGCAGATATTACAGGTAATTCTGATACAACTTCTGGAGCAAATCTTACTTCTACAACAAATGCCATAGCATATTATACAGATACTGCTGGTACATTTGGAACTCTTGCAAGTGGTAATGGTGCTTTATATGCGACAAGTTCAAATGGTACATTAGCATTTGGAACATTACAAGTGGAATAGGGTGGTACTGGAGAAACTTCATTTACTTCTGGTGAATTACTTATTGGCAATGGAACAAATGCAGTAAGTACTCGTACGATTTCTGATAGGACAACTACAGGTGCATTAACTGGAGTTTCATCTTGGTCAGATAGTACAAATATTCCAACAGTTAATTTAATTAAATATTGGGATGGTAGATATTAGACAACTGATAATAAATCAAATTTAGCATATTGTAATAAAGGCGCATTTAATGATGCTGCCACATATGGAGTAACAAATGCTACTGCAAATGCTGCATTAAGCACTGGAACAAATTTAACAACAGAGAGTGCTGTTTATTACGGTCTTGTTACAGTTAATAATGCACCACAAACTCGTGCGACAGGTATATACGCGCCAACATCAGCTGGAACTGCAAATTAGCTTCTTGTTTCTGCCGGTGGCACAAGCGCACCGACATGGTTAGCAACTGGAAATGGTGCAGCATATGCAACAAGTACAAATGGCGCAATAACATTTGGAGAGTTACCTGTTCAATAGGGCGGTACTGGAATGACAACTGCGAGCTATAAAAATGCAGTTGTAATTGGTAATAGTACAACCGTAACAAGCAATTTATAGACAGTTCGTACGAATGCAGGCGCATTTTATGCAACTGCACAAGATGGTAAACCACAATTTGGAACATTATCAGCTACATTAGGTGGAACCGGTATTACTGGTTACACCGTTGGTGATATATTATATTGTGGGGTAGTAGACACATTATCAAAACTTAGTGGTAATATAACAACAACACGTAAATTTTTACGTTCTGTCGCTGCGACCGCCGGTACAGCCACGGCTCCTGTATGGGACACATTAACAAATGCTGATGTTGGTTTAGATAATGTTACTAATGATTAGCAGTTGCCGCTTGCCGGTGGTACAATGACTGGCACAATTACAACGAAAGGTATTAAAGGAACTGCAAATATAGACTATGGATCAACTCTCCCAGATTCGCCATCTGAAGGACAATTTTTCTTCCAAATTAGTAACCCTTGGTATGAATTACCAGCAGGAGGTAGAACAGGACAGACATTAGTAAAAGCATCTAATAATGATAGAGATGTAGTTTGGGCTGATGGCGGTGCGGGAGGAGGAATTATGACTCCTGTTTCTAGTACTGCAACCACATTCTATGTTACTGGTTCTACAGATACTCAAGAAAATACAGATCCAGCTGTTTTTGATACTTCTGTTTATATTACTGGTAGTGTTTTATTTGGCGCGGCATGGAATGATTATGCCGAATATCGTGAAACTAAAGAAACAGTAGAGCCTGGTCGTTGTGTAGTAGAAAATGGATTTGATTCACTAGTATTATCTACCCAACGTATGCAACCCGGCGCAGAAATAGTATCTGATACATTTGGATTTGCAATCGGACAAACAGAAAAATGTAAAACACCAATTGCTATTAGTGGACGTGTTCTTGCCTATCCTTGTGAAAATATTAATGAATTTAAACCAGGATTACCAGTATGTTCAGGACCAAATGGTACAGTTAGTATTATGACAGAAGATGAGGCACGAACATATCCTTGGTTAATTATTGGTACAGTTTCTGCTATTCCACAAGAAGAAATTTGGGGAGCTAAACCAATTAATACAAAAAATCGTGTATGGATAAGGGTGAGATAAATATGAAATGGCATGGAGTTAGTATTTGTAATAATGATTTTGTATTTACTTGCCCTCGTTTATACTCTAATAATGAATGGAAGTATGGAACATTTTATATATATGATGGAACTTAGTGGAAAATGATTGGTGGAGCTTGTACATAGATGATTAAATTTATTGAAGCTAATGGTGGAGAAGAATAGAATAATAATACAACATTTTTAGTTAGATAGGCGTATCCAAGTTCAGATGTGTTGAATGATTCAAGTGGATATGTTTTATATGATGCAAATAATATACCATTAAATGTGGCAGAGGGGGGAATATAAATGGCATCCTATACACTTTTATATACAGGTTCATAGATTGATTCTTTACTTTTTGCAGTAAATACAGCTGTTAGTTAGGATGGAATTGTTAATGTAAATGGATTAAATACTACATTAGGTAACTATTTAACTAGTACTTCCGCTGCGAGTACATATTTAAGTAAAACAGATGCTTCTTCAACTTATTTAAGTAAAACAGATGCTTCTTCAACTTATTTAACTTAGGCAAACGCTTCTTCAACTTATTTAAGTAAAACAGATGCTTCTTCAACTTATTTAACTTAGACAAATGCCTCTTCAACCTATTTGACTCAATCAAGCGCTAGTTCAACATATTTTGCAAAATCAAATTTATCTAATAGCCTTACATCTACTAGTACAACGACTGCTGCGACATCTAAAGCAATTAAAGATACTAATGATAAAATAGCTTATTCTAGTACTTCATTTGATTGTACAACTTCTATGACAGTAAATTCATGTATTTGCTATTATCATAATTTTACTTTATTTAAAATATTTATAATATCAATAAAAGCTACATCAACTTGTGGTAGATCGCGTCATACAGTAACTCTGCCGTCTGGTTATTCATTTGGAACTTTATTGTTATATTAGACAATATCAAATGATAATAATGCATTTACTGGCTTTACGAAAGAATTTAATTGTCCATTGTGGGTATCTGGATCAACACTATATTTAGATATTCATAAAGGAAGTGGATTAGCTTCAACATATGATCCACCCGCATTAAATATTTATATTTTATCAAAATAATAAATTAAATTAAAATACAATTTCATTTTTATATTTAATTTTTATTATATTTCCCAACTACCAAAATCACATAATAGAAGAGGAAATCCTCTTCTATTATTTTTTTTACATAAAGGAGGTAATAATATGGCATATAAAATGACTAAGCGTGGATCATTAGATAATGAAACCACAAATGAGTTTTTTTGTGATACAGATAGCGACTTAGCTAATATTCCAAACAACTTAATTAATTTAGGCTCTGTCGCAGTTGTAATTGAAGGTATGAAAATTTATATTGCTAATAGTAAAAGAGAATGGGTAAGTTTCATGATTTCTGGTAATAATGATTCTAGTAGCGGTGGTGCTACTAGCCCAGTAGCAGATTAGGGAACTGCCGATAATATGGTATTATAGGAGTGATGATGTATGAGTTATACACCTACTGAATGGAAGGCTGGAGACACAGTAACTTCCGCGAAACTGAACAAGCTTGAACAGGGTGTGGCGTCTTCCGGCGGTACTGACATATTATTTGTTACTGCAACGTATGATGACGTAGAACAAACATACACTCTAAACAAAACATGGACAGAAATTTATAACGCTAATGTTGCAATTATAACATTTACCGATACGGATATGAAAGGAATTGCATTAGTTACAGAAATTGAACATACTGGAGAAGGTTATGCCGTTCAAGATGTTAATGGAACGACGTATATTGCTGATTCAGCAAACGGGTATCCCGCTTCTGATGGCGGTAAATAATACAAACTGATGAGGCAATAGCAATGTACATCAGCATCAAGGACTGGCGTAACCTCAAAAATAAATATATAAACCAATCATTATGGGGTGAACTAATATGAATTACACAAAAAATACGTGGAAATCCGGAGATACTGTGACTTCGGCAAAATTAAATAATATGGAAGAAGGAATTGCTGCGGCTTCTGGTGGCGGCGGTGCGTTGGTTGTGAATCTTTCAATTGATGGCGACGACAAATTTGTAATGGACAAAACATGGAAAGAAATAAGAGATGCGATGGCAACACAAGTTGTTGTAGCGGATTTTTATGTTGAAGAAGGACAAGACCTGAATCGCCATCTTGTTGTAGAAACGGCTTATGCTCAAGGTACTTATGCAGTTGCGATATTTTCGTTTTCTACACAAGTGAAGATTATTCTCACAACCGATAATGAAAACGGGTATCCGGTAGGGTAACCACGTCAAGGTGATTCACCTAATCTTTCATAATGAGGCAAACAGCAATGTACATCAATATCGAAATAATGGAGGCGAACAGATATGGCATACGAACCAACAACTTGGAAAAGTGGCGATGTAGTCACTAGTGAGAAACTAAATAAAATTGAACAGGGAATCGCCGCAGGTTCCAGCGGCGGCAACGGAGCTATGACTGTCGGTGTTGTAATTGATGGTAATACAATCACGTTAGACAAAACGTGGAAAGAACTCGCTGTTGCGATTAAGACAAATTTTTTAACCGTTTACATGCCAATATCTGAAGTGGAATTTTATCGGTATCCTGTAATCAGTATATTACAAGACCCAGAAAACAGTATGTATAGTGTTTTTGCGATTGACACAAGTATTTCTGGCTTTATTGGATTTTTTACAGATACTGAAAATGGTTATCCTTATCTTACAATACCTGAGGTGGAGGGTAATTGATGAAACAGGCGGAACAACCCTTTTAATATTACACAAATAAATGAGGTGATTAGAATGGCATATGAACCAACAACTTGGAAGGCAGGAGATACTGTGACTTCCGCTAAGTTAAATAAATTAGAGCAGGGTGTTGCTGCGAATGGCGCATGGATTATTGAAGTGAGTCAATAGGAAGTTAATAATAATGATACGCTAATATTAGGTGACGGTAATATTACTTATAAAATGATTGAAGATGCATTAGAAGATGGTAAAATAATATATATTAAAATATTACAATCTGATGATTCCAGATTTAATGGTGCTACTGATCAAGGATATGCATATGGTCCAGCAAGTTTTTTTCTCAAAACAATATTATTTTTTGATGAAATTGTAGGATATGAAGTTAGAATAGAATTTAATGGTGGTGGTATTGACTTTGCTGCACCGACTAAAACAGAACCACTATCTTATGATTGGGAACCAACATTACCTGAAGTAGTAGAAAATGTTTATGAGATATAATAAATTTAAATAATATAGAGGTGATATCACAATGGATATAATTGATATCATGCTCGCGCGGGCAATGACTCCGCAAGGGCAAACAGAAATATATGTCGCTAAAGCAAATGCTGCCGCGGCAAAAGCAGAAAAGGCAGAACAAGACGCGGCAGCGGCTATTGCAACAGTTGAGGCCGCGGCAGATGAAATTGCAACAGCACAAAGTGAAGCAAGTGATTTACTTGCAGATGCGCGTGAGGCCCTAGAAACTGCGCAGGCTGCACAAATTAACACTTTAGATACTGAAGATGTTGACGCAGAAGTAAAGAAAATGACGGTTAATACCAATACTGTTAATGGACAATCTGCAAATACTCTTCAAGTAATTACAACTTATCCAGATAATACTTTAAATACTCAAAATATTACCAAATTATATAAGAGTACTGGTAATAATGAAGATGGAACAATGACTTAGAAGGCCATTACAGAAGCTTTAGCTACGATCCCGGCTGGTGGTGGAAATGGTTCTTCAGCAAATACAAATCTTGGTTCTGAAAATAATGGTAAAATTGTTATTGTTGGAAATGATGGTAATATTATTGCTGGTGTTGCATCTGAAGAAGATATTATTGCCGCGTTAATTGCTAACGGCGGTTATACTGCTCGTGATGCAGTAGGTCTTGAAATTGATTATGATAATAAGTCATTCAGACGCGTATAGCAGGCTGTAAATAAGTCTATGGGATCTGATTTTGATTCATACATTATGTATGGTGGCCGCAGACGTTGTACTGTTAATGATGATGGTAGTATTGATGCTTTCTATGGTGAAAATACCTATGCTGAAAATAGTGCAAATAAGCAGGTTATGATTTATCAGCCTAAGTTCTATTATCAACGTGTTCCACTTCAAACCGAAGGTAATCGTGTAGGAAAAATTATTAATAAAGATTCTATTATCATTTCTGCTACTCCTCAAAGCGGTTTCAAGGTTCATCCTTTATTCATTAATGAAGATGGTGAGGAAGTTGATTATGTATTATTAGGAGCATATGAAGGCGCGCTTTATAGTACAGAGCACAACGGCACTTATCAATTTGTTACTAATAACGTCAACTTTAATAATGATAAATTAGTATCTAAGGCCGGAACAAAACCATTAACAGGTTCTAGTGGTTTAAATATGCAGAAAGCAGAGCAATTAGCCAGCAATCGTGGTACCGGTTGGCATATTTATACCATTCAAGCAGAAAGTGCAAATCAAATGCTCGAATTAATTGAATTTGGTACAATGAATGGACAATCTGCACTTGGTAAAGGTATCAGCAATATTACTACTAATAGCAATTATAATCAGGCCGCATTAACAGGCTCTACTTCTAGCTTAGGCAATGCAAGTGGTATTGCAGAAGAAACTACTATAGAAACAAACGATGAACAATATACTGTAACTGATAGTGATAAAGTTGCAATTAGTTATCGTGGTATGGAAAATCCTTGGGGCAATACATGGACAATGCTGGGCGGCATTATAGTATATGGTGATAATAATTCCAATGGCGGTATTCCATATATTTGCAATGACTATAATTATTCTTATACAACTGTAGGAAATAATTATGAAAATGTTGAATTTACACTACCAAATGAAAATGGTTGGGTAGCTAATTTAGGCTATGGTTTAAAGAAATATGACTGGCTATTAATGCCTGCTGCAGTTAACAATGGTGCGAACAGCAGTTTACCTGTTGGTGATAATGGTTGGTTTGATACTAATCTAAGTGGCCTTCGTGCAGTATTACATGGTGGCGGATGGAGTTTCCAAGAAAGCGATGGACCATTCTATTATGCCTGCGATCATGCTCCAAATGATACTTAGTAT